GCTGGTGGTGGTGAACAGCTTGATCCCCGGACGTCCGTAGAGCACGATGCGCGCCGGCTCGCTGGGAACTTCGATCAGTTCCGGCACCAGATTCATGGTCTGCTGCACCGCGGCGTTGACCGAACCCGAGGTGTAAGAAGGACCGGCGAGAGAGATTTTCACTTCAGCCCTTGTAGACGTTGAATCCGCCCGCGCAACCGCACGATAAACCACCCGAGGTATCGGCGATCGGCTGCGGCGCGTTGATCGATTCCAGCCGCATCAGCGCCTTCTGCGCGTCGTTGCGCACATCCGGGTCCACGTTGCGCTGAAAGTGCGGCCCCAGACGCACTGCCAGGTTGAGCACCAGTGCGTCCTCGTATCCGGGCGGCAGTAGCACGACGTCGTCCCAGGTCTGAAACGTGGGAATCAGCAGCCAGTAGAAAAGTTCAAGGCTGCATCCCGCCATTGGCTGGCCGTAGAGATAGAGCGTGGACAACGGATACCCGCGGTCGTTGTAGATCGCTTCGGGGATCGTCATCGCCAGATCCTGCATGACGATGTCGGGCCATTGCAGGACCGTCAGCAAGGTCAGCGGATCGCGCAGGTTCGCGCCGCCGGAACTCGAGATGATATTCGCCGCTTCGATGAACAGGGGCCGCGGCGCGTTGAAATCGGGAATCGCCTGCCCCGTCGGGTCCTGGCCGATGGTGTACGTCTTCTGGCCGGCGATCAGCGGGAACTCCCAGCGCTGATTGGTATAGATATTCAGCCGGTCGCAACTGAGCGAACCGGAAAGCCGGTTGAGCTCCTCGAGTCCGTCCTGATACTGCGCGGGAGACGGGGTGCGCTGGGGGCCGAGCGTGACGCCGGCCTTGCGCAGCGCCGGATAGATCAGGCCCCGGCCGGCGGACACGGGAGCGCCGCCGCCGGAAGCGCCGCCGAAGGCGCTCTGATTCCACAGAACGTTATCGAACAGGGGGCCGGAAAGGGTAGCCATAAATCAAGAGTCCGAATCCATTTCCCGGCGGCAGATGCGGTAGATCTCCTCGTTGCGCGCGCGTTCCACGTGCTCGCGCTCCACCGGATCGGAGAAATGCTCGCGCCGGACATCGTATTCCCGCAGCAGTTCAATGATCCGGGCGCTCAAACTTAGGGCTCGATCCTCAATCGTCGGCATATCCAGACGATACGTCAAAATCCCGCCCCCTGAAACCAGACGGCGGTGCCGTCATAGAACCACTGATACAGTTGATTGGGCGAGATCGTGCCGGATTTGGTAATGCTGGCGCTCGCGGTCACGGTTACGGTCGCCGCGCTGCGCAGGATTCCGCGCTGTCCCGCAGACTTGGTTGCCGGCACGAATGTCGTCATCGTGGTCGGGCCGGCATTCAGGTAGATATTCGGAAAGATGAGCATGGTCAATGTGCTGCCGGAGATGGTGGTAGCCGCCATCACGTCATCGATGCCCACATTGTTCGTCATCAAAACCGACGAGGCCGGCGCCACCACAACTCCCTGATTGGAATAGGTGGCGAAGAAATTCCCGGTGACGATGCAACTCGTGACCCCGGCACCGATGTTCAGCGCGAGCGCACCCGTCCCGCTGACAAAGGAATTGCCGGTAACCGAAATCGCCCCCACCTTATCCAGATTCAGGATCGTGCCGGTGCCGGAATTGATGATGCATTCATTGCCGGTAACGGTAAGCCGCGTGAGCGTACCCCCATTGCCGTCGAATCGCATGAACGAACCGTTCAGGGCTCCGGTAAAGACATTGCCGGTTACGGCAAGGTCGGTAAACATGGTTCCGGCCGCGCCGACGACCAGGACTCCGCCATTGGCGCAATTGTCGAAAATATTGTTGGCGCACAGCAGCTCCACGCTCCCCGACAGTCCGGTGGCATTGATGCCGATATCCAATCCCAGAAACTTGTTGCCGATCACGCGCAGGCCGCCGCCGCTCAACCAGCGGATTCCCGTGACCGGGGGGGTCCCGCCGAAAAACCAGTTATTGGCGATCATGCTGTCGCCGGCGTCGGTAGTCATGGGATTCTGCGAACGCAGCCAGACCGGAGAGGTGCCCGAGGGGGCATCGGTGTGAAACTTGTTGTTCGCAACGTTGAAATAGGCGCAATTGTAAAGATCGATGCCGCCGAACTGGGTGTCGAACCAGCAATCCAGGATTTCGCTGAAGTTGTTGAACTTGGCGGCATCGTTGCCGACCACAACGGCGAATCCCGCGGTTTTCGCCAGCCGGGTATAAAATCCCAGTCTTTCGATGATCACCGGGCTGGCGGTGCCGGTCGCCGCCAGCACGTGGAGCATATCCTGCGTGGCGCTGTTGGCATAAAGAACCGAGGCCTGATGATCGATCCCGCGCAGGCGCACGCCCGGCGGCATGGTGGCCGCGGCATACACGTCGTGCTGCCCGGCGGGAACCAGCACGGCATACAATCCGGTCCTTACCGCCTCGTTGATCCCTTCCTGAATCCCGGCGGTGGCCGAGGCAATGGTCCAGGCGCCGGAATGGGCATTGGCGCAAGTGACGATCACGGTTCCCGAGGCGGCGCCGGAAACCGCAGTTCCGCCGGTGATCAGCACGGCCTCGGCGGCGCCGGTCCCGCCGGCAATATAGAGCCAGTGATTGGCATCGGCGCCATTCACGCCATTAGGCACCGGAGCCAGTGTAATCACCTGGCTGCCGGCCGCCAGCGTTCCACCCGGCGATTGCGGCGCAAATTTGTAGTCCGTGGTGACGATTTCGAGCGCCTTGCCGATCTTCGACAAATTCGGCCCCAGGGCCGTCTCGATGGCCTTGACCTCGGCCGACAGTACGTTGTGGTGCCAGGCGTCGATGAACATCGATACCCTGGCGCCGGCAGCATGGGTGGCGGCTGACGTGCCGTCGAAGCCGCGGCCGCCCGCAGCCACGATTAGCGACGGGTTCGGCCCCGTGACCACGCTGTCGATGGCGATGATCTCCTTGTCGATCGACACCAGCATGTTGGACACGAAACCGGCAGTCGAGTTGACGAACAGGATGGTATCGCCTGTCCCGATGCCCACCTTGAGCGCTGTCGTGATCAGATTGTTGGCGACTTTGAGCTGCTGGTCGGTCGCCACTGCTGCGGGAAAAACAGGTGTCGGTGTAGCCATATTTTTATGCCGCCTGTACCGCCGCCGGCGGCGCATTGCTGCGCAGGTGGTGGCTCGCGTTCAATTGCACGATGGAAGCCTTGTAGTTCTGCGCCTGCGCCGGCAGCGTCGGGTCGACCTGGGAGCGCGGGTATTCCGGCAGCAGCGCCAGCGCGAAGTTGTAGCGCAGCGCGGCCTCGTATCCGGGCGGCAGGTCGATGCTGTCGTTGACGGTGGCGAACTGCGCAATCGGCAGATACATCCAGATTTCCATCGTGCCGCCCAGCCGCGGAATAGGCGCGATGTAGCAGGTGGAAGTCGGATAGGCATAATCGCAGTACAGGACTTTCACGTAGACCGATTGCGCCGCCTTCTCCGGGGTCGCTTCCCAGCCGGCCGAGTCCACGATAGCGAGTTGCGAATCGATGCCGCCCGAGGCCACCGACGCCGACTCGATATGCACCGGCCGTTGCGGCAGCGAGTAGATATTGGTGCCGCCGACCGTGATCAGCAGACGCTGCCGGCCCACGATGGACGCGCCTTCGGTGTTCCAGCTGGAGATCATCTGGTTGAGGGAGGTGAAGGCGTCGTTGAGCTCGTTGGTTTCGAGCGTCTCGCCCGAGGCAATGGCCCCGATCAGGCGGAACGATCCGTGGATGAGTTGGCTGACGGTGATGGACATGGGCGATAGCCTCTATCGTTTGCGTTTGGCCTTGGCTTGGCCTTGTGCCGCCGCCGGCTTCGCCGCCACCGGGTGCCTGGGAGGTTTCAGGGGCGGGATGACGGGCGGCTTGCGGATCGGCGCGTAGGTGGGCTCCTGGAACGGTTCCTCTTCCTCGGGTTCCGGTTCGTCTTCCTCGGGTTCCGGCTGCGGCGGGGGTTGCGGCTTCTCTTCCGGCGGCAATGCCGTATCGGTCAGGGGGGTACGCGACCACTCCGGGCCGAGCGCCTTTTCTTCTTTTTCATTCTGCACCATAACCATCGGCCTCGTCCGGTGAAACATCCAGCGCGGATAGTTCGGGTCAGGCTTCATCCGGGTCCACTCTGGTTGATGGTGAATGTCTTCCCGTTGACGTAAATATGGGCCGTCCGCGGAGCGGCCAGATTGGCGTCCGCCGTATAGTTGACATCCCCATCGGTCGATTGCGGGGTGGTGGGTGAGTACGTGAGCCAGTCCGCGGTCGAGTCCTTGGTAGCAATCCAGGTTCCTGACAACCCTTCGCCGGTCATGGTGACCGCGAAACTGCCGCTGAAACTGGCCGGCGTCAGGTCCGCTTGAATGGGGTTGAGCATGACCGGCGGAACGTCGGGCGGCAGCGCATTAGCGACCGCCACGGCGTACCTGGTGTAATCGCGCCATTCGTCGGTAAGGTCTGCTTCCTGGTCGGGGGAGACGATGATGCGGGGCAGCACGTTGACGTTGGCGAAGATCTTCGGGTAGGGCGCCGCGGCGGCTTCCGGGTCCGCCGGGATGGTGATCCACTCCGCGGGATCGAGCGCGTCCGCCTCCTGGCGGCTCCGGATCAGCCGCGGAGGGAAGGACCACTTGGAGTTGTAGTAGACGGCGGGAAAGGTCATATCACTTCGCCGCGGGCTGCTCGGCGGCCTCCAGGTTGGCCTGCGAGGCGTCCAGCAGTCCCCTGGTGAACGCGAACGGCTTGAAGCGGCTGGTATCGACGGTCTTGAGATCGTCCGCGGAATCGACCACCAGCGGCGGCACGTTGACGTCGTAGTAGAGTTGCGGGTACTTCGGTTCCGGCGGCGGCGTGCCGGATGCCGGGATGGTGGTCCATTCCGCCGGATCGAGCGCGGCGGCGTCCTCCTCGAAATGCACGATCAGCGGCACCACGTGCCATTTCAGGTTGTAGTAAATCCTGGGCGGATCGAGCGGCGTTTTGGGTTTCGGCGGGGGTGCGGCGATTGCCTCGCTGGTGGTTGGGTTGGTTGGATCTGGCATATCTTTTCTCCTTACTGAACGACCTTGCAGGCCCACTCGGGACGCTGCGCGGCCCAGCCGAACAGGCAGTCGCAGCGGGTGACGAACAGGTCGTTGATGATGTCGTACTGCGAAATCATGCGCACCGACACGCCGGTGTCGGGGTCCTGCTGGTTAGAGCCGAAGTTGATGCCCTTCGGCACCTCGAGCGGCGCCATGCCGAGCACGAACGCTTCCTTGTGGAACGCGATGCCCTGCTGGGACAGCTGACCGGTGGTTCCGGTGACGATGGTGAGCGGCGCCGATGCGGCCGGCGATGCGCTGACGGTGGCGCCGGGCATGGTGGTAATGATCGGCGGATAGATCGGGATGGCGGCATTACCTGAAGCATCGCTTGAGGTATCGGCGGTGACCACGAACTGCATCAGGTCGGTTTTGACGTCGCCCGATACCCGGTTGACGCGAAACACGCTGGGCAGCGTGAACACGTCGCCGGCCTTCAGCCTCACAGCCGCGGCGGCGGTCCAGCCCGAGGTGTTCAGCGTCGAGCCGGTCTGGCTGGCGGTGGTGACGATCGGGGCGCCGCCCAGCGGGCCGTTGGTGTGGGTGCGGCAGTTCTGGTCCATCAGCCAGTCGAAGCCGCCCATGGTGCCCATGCGGCCGCGTTCGTACTGCTGCTTGACCTGGGTCGACGACTGGAACAGGCCCTGCGCGGCCTTGAGCACCGCGGTCTGGATCTTGGGCGGGATGCACATGTAGCGCTGGCCGTCCATCGGCGCACTGTTGGTGTCGAGCATTTCGCCCGCGGTCCAGAACGGGTCCAGCGCGGCGATGGGCGTGCCGACCGTGCCCACGAGATTGCCCACCGTCGCGTCCGCCATCGTCAGGCCGGCGACGTCGACCACGTTGGCCAGAGCCACGGCGGCCGACTGCAGGTAGCGCTCGCTGAACTGATCGATGGAGAGCGTGAGGTCTTTGGAAGTGAACGCGAATCCCACCACCTGCTGATTGTTCAGGGTGAGGGTTTTCTGCGTTTCGGTGACGTTCTGCGGCGTCATCGCCGGACCCGCCGCGGCTACGAACAGGACCGGATCACGCAGCCTGAGCGTGTCGCCGATCTTGGCGCCTTCGACGGCGAACTTGTCGTCCCAGGTGTGGGCGACCGCGCCAGAGAAGCCGAGGTTGTTTTTGAAGCGCCGCAGCAATTCGTTGGTGATCACCTGCGACGTGAGAAGCGTATTGGTTGCCACTGGCTACCCTTTCAACTGACGCCACCGCTCCTTTTCCCACGCCTTGTAATCGCGCCTGGCGAAGTCGTCGTCGAGAACGTTGTGCGCCGTCTTCACCGTGCCGTGCGAGATGGGCGAGGGGGGTTTGGGTGCGTTCGATATCCGCGGTTTGGGGTTTTCAGGGGTGACAGGGGACGGAAAGGCCGCGCTCAGCTTGCCGATCTCGAGAATCGCCCGCGCCGGCGACAGTCCGGCGATGCGCTGCAGCTCCGCGGGATTGCGGGCCAGCCAGTAGAGGATCTCCGCGCCCTGGTCATCCTCGAGCAGGGCCTGGCGCGCCGCCATCACCCCCGGCCCCTGCGGGATCGGGGTGGCGTCGATCAGTTCCTGGTAATCGGGATGCGCCTTCTGCGCGGCCTTCTCCTTGGCCGTCCAGTGGTCCTGCTCGGCTTGCGCCCTAGCTTCGGCGGAACGCTTTTCCTCGTCCGCTTTCTGCCGCGCCTCGCGCTGGTCGAGCTTCCAGTCGGTCAGCGCTTCGGTGTAATCCTCGAGCGTCTTGAAATCGTTGAGGTCCGGTTTCGGTGATGATCCCGGTGCCGGCGGCGGGGAAGAAGGAACCGTCGCCGCCGGCCGGTGCGACTGCTCGAGCGCGGCCAGACGCTGTTGCAGTTCAGCGTTCTCCCGCGTGAGCCGGTCGATCCTGCGGACGCGCGATCCGCCGCGCACAGGCTGGCCGTCCGTCCCTGTGTCCTGAACTTCCTCCGGTTCCGAGTCCGGTGCGGTTGTGGCCGGCGGTTCGGGCGCTTCGCTCGAAGCACTCACCTCCGCGGCCGCGGGTGCTGCTGGTTTTTCTGCCTGCTGCCCGGGCAATTCACCCGTGCGCCGCCAGTGATCATATGCCTTGAAGTCGGTAGGTATCTGATCGATGGGTACGCCGGTCCCTTGCTCGACAGCGGGGGTTGTTTCGTCTGCCATAAAGTCGTTTAAAACATCCGCGGTGGGGTGGGCAGGCGGTCCAGGATGGGCCGTTCCTGCATAATCGCCCGCCAGCAACACCACGCATCATAGTGATCGACATCCCGGATCACGGCCCGCGCCTCTTCGTGGCTGGCCGTATACGGCGGAAAACTCTTTTCATCCGCCCCCAGCCATCCGATCAGTGCGCTAGCCAGATGATTGCCACCGGTCAGGACGCGCATGAATGCCTCCCGCACCTCCATCAGGAGCACCGATTGGGAAGCCGCGAGTTGCTCCAGTTGTTCGTGCGTCATAAGCTTGTCTCTATTGCGTAATCTCGGGTGCGGATTGTTCCGCCGCGATCCCCGAACTCATGCGCGCGATCTGCGCTTCCACGTTGGCGAGCTGCGCCTGCATGAGCGCGATATCCTCGCTCGACTTGACCTTCATTTCCGCCGTCAATAGATCCACCTGCGCCTTCAGCGCGGCCTGGCGGTCGTCGCTCTGGATCTTCTCCATCTGGATGCGTTCGTTACTCGCCACCTCGACGGCCTTCGACTGCTGCTGCTGTGCCAGCGTCTGCAATTGCTGGGTGAGCTGCTCGATCACCTGCTGGTCCTGCTGCATCTTGGCCATCAGCTCGGGCGGCACCGGCGGGGCGCCGTCGGGCTGGTCCTGCAGTCCCGGCGGCAGCGTTTTCTGCAGACGCTCGGCGATCTTGTCCGCGCCCGGGAAATCGCCGTTGGCCAGAATCAGGTCGCCTGCGACCTGCATGATCTGCGGGTAGGCCTGCGCCAGGCGCGTCATGGTGTCGAAGGCTTCCAGACGCTGCGTCGGGTAACTCGGGCCGACCGATATCGCCACGTCGTACTTGCCGAGGTTCAGGTCGTAGCAGCGGTCCTTGCCTTTCTCGTCGATGTACTGCTGGTTGACCTTGACGATCTGCTGCTCGCGGTCCTCGCCCAGAATGCGCACTTCGCGCGGGGTGTCGTAGATCTTCGGGATCAGGTCGACCAGGATCTCGCCGCAGTGCCTCACTGCGCGGTTCAAATTGTCCATGAAGTGCATGTTGCTCATGCCGGACTGCGATTGCCGGCGCTGGATGGCGATGCCGCTCGATTCCGGCCCCTGCGCGCCCAGCGCGGCGTCGTAAATGTTGGTGGTCGCCTTGATATCGTCGGAGGCCTGCGCCGCCCCGAGCGAAAGCGCCTGTATCGGAGGCTCAAACAGGTTGCGCGTCGGCGGCGGCGCAGGTTGCCCGGCAATGTCCAGCGGCTCGTATTCGAGGTAGGCCCACGGCGTGGTGTTGGCCGTCGCCCAGCGCGGGTCGCGGAACGCGCCTTTCACGCCGATCCAGGGGGCCTTGGTCCCGAGCATCACCGTCTCGGCTTCGCTCGAGCGGTAGAAGTTGTACAGCCGCTGCGGATCGCGCGCGAAGCGGACCAGCGAGAACAGGTAGCGCACGCCCTCGACGAACATCTCCTTGCCGAGCACCGCCAGGATCGGAATCCACTGCCCC